AAAGTCTGAGACGACGAGGATTACCTCTTCCATCGGCAAGCCGACAGACACAGGGTTTTCTGAACGAGTTCAAACCTTCAAGGAATTGACCGCTCGCTCGATCAAAGATCGTGTCGAGAAGCTGAGGATGCAGGGAATTGACAACAATCCTCAATACTCTGCTTACATCAACGAACTTGAAAGCAAGGCTGATGCAGTTCTCGGAATGCAAGAGCAACCTTCTGCCGCACAGCCTTCTGCAGGTGGAACTAAAATCGGTCGGTTTGACGTTCAAGTTCGATAATCATCATGCCTACCTACAGCGTAACTGATCCGTCCTCGGGAAGAACGATTGATCTTACCGGAGACAGCCCCCCTACCGAGCAGGAACTTGAGCAGGTGTTTGCCTCGGTGAACCAGCAGCCTGCTGCCGGGATGGCCGCACCGTCTGCTGCGCCGCAAACGGCAATGCTCGATGCTGGTTCTCCAGTGGCCTTGAATCAAGCTGTTCAGCAGTCCGCTAAAGTCGGCCAGCAACGATTTCAATCTCAAGATCCGCTGGTTCAACAGGCTGATTTTTACCTTGGTCCTGACAGCGCGCGTAAATTTCAGAAGTATGTTGCTGGAAACTACGAGCCTCTTGAGGACGAAGACTTTACCGACAGAGAGCGACAATTCCTTGTAGACTACGAGAACAAACGCGGAAGAAAAGTTCTTGGCGGTGCAATTAAATATGGTGGCCCATTAGCCGCTCAGTTCTTTCCTGGAGGACAGGTCATTGCCGGTGAAATGGCATACCCAGCGATTGCAAACATCGTTGGCCAAATGGTTTCGCCTGATAATTTCAGCGTTTCTGAGGCTGCTGCTGAACTTGTCCCCGGTGTTTCTCTTTCCAAAAAAGCTGCTGCACCAGGACTCAAATCGTTCCTTACGACCGCAGAAACTGGCGTTGCTCAGCAATCTTCGCTTGGCAAGCAAGTCGCCAAAGAGTTTGGAGCTGGAGCCGGAACTTCGCTCGTCAAGTCTGGCATCGAAGCAATGGGCGGAGAGATTACTGGCGGCGATGTAATCCAGAATGCCATTGTTGGAGGACTTCTTTATCCGTCAATTTCGACTGGTGGACGAGCTTTGTCGGCAGCAGCCAAAGGACGGTTAAGTGCGTCCAAAATTGCTGGAGAATTCCAGCGTCCATTCACGCAGCAATTCCTTGCAGAACGGACTACTGAGATTCAAAAGCGTCTTGGTGGAGGTGCAGGAATCGACCCTGCATTGTCCGATCAGTTGGCCAGCACTCTGTACTCGCCAGAGTTTTCAGGCACTGGCGCTGAGGCTGTCCAGAACTGGAATGACCGCATAAAACAGTTTATCGGTGAATCTGTTGTCAATGGAAGGCGCTCTGGACTTTCTGGAGACGAGCTTACTCAAGCAATTGTTGAGGAGCTAAAGCAGGTTTCTGGAAAGCCCGATGTTGACCCAAATCTGGTCGATGTAATCGTCAGAAAATCGGATGAGCTGACAGAACAGGCCAAGAACAATGTCGATCAGTTTCTCAATTCCAAAAATTCCGAGTTGGTCGGACTTGCTCGACGCGCTGAAGGTGAGCTTCAGCTTGAATCTCAAAATATTAAAAATCAGATTCGAGATTTGACGGTTCAGAAGAACAACCTTCCCACAACCAACCAGGCTGAAAGAGAACAGCTTACCAATCAGATTGCCGAGAAAACCAGGCAGATCCAACAGATCGAAGAAGGTTTTGATTCTCGTTTTCCTGCTGGGAAACCAATTTCGGCATTCGAGGCTGGAACCGAAGTTGGAGATATTGGAAGAGAGGAAGCAAAAAAGTTTGATAAAGAACAAAAGGCTGGATTTGATAAAATCAGACCAGACTTAAAGAAAATCGTTGTCGAGATAAATGAAGGAACGGCTGAAAAGCCGGAAATGGTAAAATACACACTTGAGGATTTGCGGCAAATTCGCTCGCAAATTTTTAGGTTGTTTGATTTTAACGCTGCCGTTCAAAAAGGTTATTTTGAAGATTGGAAAAAACTAAACAGAATTAACGATCAGATTACAGAGGCTTTTGATAATTATCCCGACGTAAAAAAGGCGCTTGAAGCTCAGAACAAGCGATATGCAGAAGGCGTTAGTCGGTTCAAAGGTACTTACGTTAACAAAATCCTAAGGGAAATCGGGGAAGCTGGTGGTGCGCCTGAAATGGTATCCTCTTTGATTGGAGCAAGAGGTGGCACAGCTATGTCTGCACTCAAGGACATGGCGGGTGAACGCTGGACTTCCGAGGTTAAGCCGATCCTTTCGGATTACATTTACAACCAGATTCGCGGTGAAAAGCCGACTGACTTCCTCAACACGCTGATTGAAGCGAAGGGTGCGCGTGGAAAGCTCTCAAAGGAAGTTGCCAACGAATTCTTCCCGAGCATCGCAGAGATTCAGGATGTCGCTAAAACCTACAAATCGCTCATCGATGAGCAGGCTGAACTGACGGCAAATTCTAAAGAACTTAAGAAGCAACAGGATCAACTCATCAAAGATGTTGATGCCGGAATTTCAGGCTCAGAAAAACTGCTTGCTGCCAATGAAAAAGCAATAAAGGCAAACGAAGCGCAGCTTCAAAAAGTCCTGATAAACCAGAAAGATGACACCGCCAAGCGGCTTGCAGACCTCAAGGCTGCTGTTCTTGAAAACAAGAACATCCGTCTCGACGATGATGAGATTAAGACAATCTTGGCCAACCCTAACGCCAAGGACCTTGTCAAAAACCTGAGCGATTACGTTTCTCAGGTGTCTCAGAAGCAGTCTGAATTTCAGCAAGCATTAGCTAGATCATTGAAGTCTGGAAAGCTTGAGACAACACCTACTCCTGGTGACATCGTTGATTTCCTGAAGCAATCAACCGACACACTCTCATCTCGTAACCGTTCCATGAAGTTCATGGAAATCATCAATGCAAGTCGTCCAGAGCTTCAGGGTGATGTCCAAAACATCATTGTAGGAAGAATCGTTGAGGACGCCTTGTCGAAAGATGGAAAGATGATCGACGCCGCTAAGATGAAGCAGCTTGTCGCTGGCGGAACTTCTCCTGGTCCGTACAACGCGATGGTGACTGCTGCTTTTGGAAAAGACGGTGTCAGCAAAATTTCTAAGATTGCCGATCAGCTTTCCGATCTGACGGCGGACAAGGAAACGATTCTTCAAAAGACCGTCTTGCCATTCATAGTTGGAAGCACGGTTGCCACCTATTTTGGCGGCGGACCTTTGACTGCCGTTGGGGCTGGAGGCCTTGCCATTTCTCAGCGTAAAGCTGCGATGTCTATTGCCAAGAATGTGGGTGCTGCAACCGTTGGAAAAATCCTGCTCAACCCCACATACATCAGCACTGTTTCGAAGCCAATCGATTCGCTGACTCAAACTCAGCTCGACACGTTTACTCGCCAGTGGCCGAAGATTTTGACGCTTGAATTCGAGCGGATGAAGATGCACGACGAGAATCAGAAACTTGAGGAGCGCCAGATGCGTGAAGCTCAACGTCAAGCTCGTCGCCGCGACTAATGAAAACCTCCCTCTCCAAAAAAGGTAATACCTACAAGGGGCGTAAGGTGACGCTGAACAAGCCCTTCTACACTCCTGGCGAGCGTAAGAAGAGCGCGGTGTACGTTAAGAATCCGGCTGGCAAGGTTGTCATCGTCCGGTTCGGCGATCCGAACATGGAAATCAAACGCGACAATCCTGAGCGTCGTAAGAACTTCCGCGCGCGGCATAACTGCGCGAGTGCGAAGGATAAGACGACGCCCAAGTATTGGAGCTGTAAGGCGTGGTGATACACATTTATGGAACAAACTACTGAACTGAACTTCGGGCAGGCTCTCGAAGCGTTGAAACTCGGGCGACGTGTGGCCCGTACTGGATGGAACGGAAAAGGTATGTGGCTGCGGATACAGACTCCAGATGCCAACAGCAAGATGACGCTTCCATACGTCTACATCGAGTATCCCGTATTACATCCTGCCTACCTCAATGGATCGCGTGTGCCGTGGCTGGCTTCACAGACCGATATGCTATCTGAAGACTGGTGCATCGTTGATTGAATCAGAACGACTGCATTTCCAACATGAAGAAGAAATCAAAGTTCAGTAAATTGGCCAACGAACTCCGTAAGGAAGGGGCCGATGATCCCAAGGCTCTCGCCGCGTGGATCGGTCGCAAAAAACTTTCTAAGGAAAAATTTCAGTCATTAGCCGCCAAAGGTCGTCGCCGTGCTGAGCGTGAGAAGGCTAACGCTTAGGATATCGTCCTTTGGAGTACGGTTTCTTAACCGACTCCTTATCCACGACAAACTTCTCAGGCTCCGCGTAGTTCCATGAGATGTCGCCGCCTGTGCCACGCTGGATCATAATCGATCCGGTGACTTTTCCTTCCTTGTCCGTCATGCCGGAACGATCCGCTCGCTTCGCCATTCCGAGCATAAATTGTCGAGGTTGATTGAAACCAACTTCCTTCATCACAATCACCTCTCTGGCCCAGTTCGTTAGATCCGACGATCCGAATCCTGAGTAGGCCATCTCTGCCACGCTCTCCGGCTTGTCGTCTCGACCTTTTGGCTTCGGGAAGTGATGAACGAGAATCAGGACTACGCCCGTCTCCATCATAATCGGCTGGAGCAAGTGTCGCGTAAAGTTCGCGCAGACCTCGATATCCGATGGATTGCCGCCCATGTAGGAGAGCAGAGGATCGATGTAAACCACATCGACCTTAGTCTTGCGAACAAGGCGGCGCAGCATCGTCGCGAAGTCAGAACCCGTTCTCACCGTCTCGCGGAAGAATAACATGTTCGCACTCCGAAGACCTCGCTCCCAGTTCTCCTTGCCAAAGGTCATCTGAGCAGCGCCCTTGAGCGCATCATGCTGATCGGCAATGTCGTTTTCCGCCTGAATGTAAGCTACTTTTAGCGCCCGGACCGGTTTAACACCGAACCAAGCTTCGCCGGACGCCCACTTCAGACCCTGATACGCGGCCATCGAGCTTTTGCCGCATCCACTTTGCCCCACAAAGAGAAGCGACGATCCGCGCCGAACCCACCTATCTCCGATCAAATTGTCAGGATCATTCTGCGGATCGTACTCGATGATGGCATCTATCGAGAACTCCATCGGCATGTCCTGCGCGTCCATGTCGTCCTTGAACGCTTCCCAGTTCACTGCGCCCACGTTAACAGCCAAGAGCTTCTGCTCCTTGCCATCGCGCATTACACCGGCCAGACGGCTGAACCGGCTCGCGTTCTTATTCTTCGGATCGATGCCGATGCTTTCGAGGTAGCGATAGACGATGTCGCGGCGCTCGTTCCACTCCTCTCTATTGGCCGCTTCAACGCGCACCCAGCCATGCAGACTCTTGCCGCCGGAATCTATGACGACCGATAGCGGGAG